AAACCCAGACTGTGCAAAGATAACATCTGAATAATAGTTGTTAGAACCTTGTGCAGTTTTACCATTAGGGTTCTTTGACATATTTGCAAATCTTTCGATTACTGCAGCTGTTCTTTGTCCAACAACACCAACAGCACTTCCTGTGATATCACCAACTGTGTCATATACTGCAACATGGATTTCATCTTTTTCTCCACGAGCATTTGCGATTGACCAAGAAGATGTTCCAGGCGCTTCATCAAATAAGTCAGAAAATCTCCAACGTCTTGTGATAAGCGAGTTGTCTGGAATTACAGTTTGTAGTCCAGCACCAGCAGGGTCATCAAGTAAACGAATTGTTAAAGTTTCACTTGAAATAGCAGTTACTTCGTATTCCTCACCTTTTGATTCTACTTGTGTATCTTTTGAAAATACAAGAGGTATGTCGTTTGCAACTATAATTGATTTATCAAGAACAAGGTTCTGTTGGTCAGTTATAGTTGCAACTTTAACAACTACATCTCCGTCTGATATACCAGCACCGAGTACTCTATCTCCAACTACGATTGTACCAGAGTTTCCGTCAACTACTAAGTTTTTAGTAGCAACTGTGATTGCACCAGCAACTGTTGCAACAACAGCTGAAGCAGTTTGGAAAGAAATGATATCACCGATTGCGATTGTAGCATCTGTTGCATCTTGGTTATCTACTGTAACTGATAAGTCACCAATTGCACCAGCACCATTTATTAAGTTTAATGAACCTAGAGGTTGTTTAAATGCTCTTGCACTTCCACAAATATCTACGCCAATTCCGTTACCATGTGTTCCAGCAGTCCTTGCGGCCCACTCTCCATGAGAACCAGAACCATCTTGGAAAGATGCTTCATAGTGGTCATCATCACGAATAAGTATTCCAGAGTTTGCACCAGCATTTACTATTGCACTCTCTGCTCTTACTACTTTTAAGTTATCACCATACTGCAAAAAGTTTGTTGCAGAAAAGAATGTTTCAAACTGATTACTTGTTGTTTGTGGTTTACCAAATGTTTGCACCAATTGTTCTTCTGACGTAATAGTTGTCACAGAACCGACTGGGCCTTTTTCAAATGCGCCTGCAATTGCACCAATAGATGTTGCAACAGCTGGAACGACATTCGTTAAATCTATTTCCCTAACATGAACGCCAGGTGAGACTAAAAATGACATGATTTTTGCTCCTTTAATTGAGATATTACTCTTATTTACTTGTATTTATAAAAATGAAGTTTCTAAAAACTCACTTTTATATGTAACAAAACTTATAAATAACCATATGGAAACACATTATGAAAAATATAAAGAAACTATCAAAAAAGTAGCTCGTAGGAACTACCGAAAACGAGTCGCATGGTTAAACACACATCTTGGAAACGAACATTGTATTCATTGTGGAGAGAGTGAAACTGTAACTCTCAAACTATATCCCCATGATGTAGAAATTCGTAAACAAGCAAAACGAGTTGGTACGAATGACGAAAGTAGAAAAGAGGTTCATAAATTAATGAACCAATGCAAAGTAGTCTGTTCTAATTGTTGGATAAAACTTGACAACGACTTGATTGAATTTCTTTAATAATAGTATCTCTTTTTTCATTTGTGTATTTAGACCACATAGTTATTTCTTCGGTTGTCCTAAAACAACCAACACATACACTATCTATAAGTTTGCAGATTTGAACACATGGACTTTCCATTACCAATCAGTATCGTACTGTCTAACTATTGGACTCCATCTTGTACCATACTCATCAACAGCTGTTCCTATGTTTTCATCTTCTAATCCAGTAAGAACAAACCCAAAAGGTGCCATGTCTTGTTCTAGTTGGTCTTGGTTTTCTCTGTACATCTGTTCTCGTATATCATTGTTTGTAAGTTCTTTGAAATAAGTCTGGTCTGTACACCAACCAAATATAAACAAACACGCAACCATATCATCATTACAACCATCATCTGCTTCAAATGATGAACCCTTTACAATAAAAGTAGACAATTCGTTGATTGTATCAAAGTCTTCTATGATTATTTTATTATCTTCTACTAGTTGTTTTAGATTAGAACACCCTATACTTTTTACTGCTTTTGTTGTTCTCACACCCAATTGAGCTCTACCACCAGAGAATCCACCACCAAGTATTTGTCCAGCACGACCTCTCATAGATGCCATAATCATATTATCGTATTCCATATCATAATGCATTGCATTTGCAACTTGTTCACCAATGTCATTGACTTCTACTAAAACAAATGCAGTATTATATACTTTTGCGATTTGATGTATTTTTTGTGGAAAGAGTAAAGGTTTTATTTCGTTATCTCTAAACTTCGCAACTATTCTATATGGAACTGAAGTAACATCAAAAACAATAAATGCAGAGTAATCATTTGATGTTCCTCGTGCAACGTCAGCAGTCAGTAAATATGTGTGTTCTGGTTGTGGTAATTCGTATATGTCAACACCAGCATTAGATTGTATGGGTGTCTTGTATGTAAGAACTCTTAATTTAGATGGAGATATCAGAGTATCTATAGAACCTAGAAACTCACACTCAAATTCTGTGTTGAACTGTTGTTCACTCGTATTTGCAATAGTTTCTTTCTTCCATTTCTCATCACGGCCTGGTACTTCACTCCAATGAACCTCAATAGGAATATAACTATTTCGTTTTTCTTCTGCATCTGTCCATATTTTATAGAACATATTCATACCATGTGGTGTACTTACTATCATAACTTTTGTGGATTGTCCAGAAGAAATCGTAGGATACACAGAACTAAAAAATTGTTCTGCAACATTTGATGGTACATAAGCAAACTCGTCTAAGAATATGATGTTGTAACTTCCACCCCTCACAGCACTCGCAGAGGTCGAGGAAGCGAGTATTTTAGACCCATTCTCTAGTTCCAGAGAACCTTTATTCCAAGACATAACTCCTTGTTGTAACCACTTTGGTAAGTGTTCATATGCAAGTTGGAGTCTACTTAACAAATCTCTTGCAGTTGCAGCCTTGTTTGCAAGGATAGCAATATTCACACTAGGATTAAATAACGCATAGTGTAATAGATAAGAAATCATAACAGTAGATTTACCAGACTGTCTGGGTAGTTTACATATAGTAAAACGATTGCTATGAAATGTACCAACCATATCTTTTTGAAAGGGATACATCTTAAATGGTACTAAACCCTCATCAAGAGATATAATCTTTACATAATTCTGTATGAAGTACAGAGGGTCTTCCATACATTTAGTATATTCTTGGAGTTGTTTCTTAGTCCAATTCTGCTGTACATTTGCTCGTTTGAGATTAGGATTACCAAGATATGTAGCATCAGCCATCAGACTTTCCTTTTAGCATTTTTTGGAGTTCAGCAGTCGAACCAACAAATAATGCGTTAGTAACATTCTTGGGTGCAGAATTAGGTACTTCTTTAAGTTTTCGCATTTTCTCTTGTAAGTCACCTAACTTCTCCGTTACCTCTGCTACTTGTTTAATAAGATTACCAGCAACCTCGTATGCTCTAGGGTGTTCTTGTTCTTTCGCAAGTTCTAGAATACCCTCAATGGCTTGAGAACCTTTTTCAACAAGACCATAAAAGTTTTCTCGTTGATATTTATAGTCGTTCTCTATATCATCTTCGTTACTTTGTGGTGGTTTTACCTTTGGTACTACAATATTATTTTGTTCTATTGCAGATTGTACTGGATCAAACACACCAAGTGCTTTATCTATTTCTATAAATGGGTCTTTCATAACTAACCTTTTTTAACATCTGTTCCACTAGTTGAATCATAATTCTTTGCATCTTGAAAGAAAGAACTAGTTTCGTTAAATCCAAAGTCATCATCTGCATCTGCACTCGCAGGCGTAGGTGTAACTGAATATCTTTGTTCTCTTGTAGGAGTAACTGCTGGTAGGTCTGTAAATTGGTCTACTTGTACAGTTTTGATAACACTTGTAGAAGTGACTGGGCCGTATAGATAAAACTTCAAAGTAAATGCAAGTGTGTAGATTATTGCTCTACGACTCTCAAAGTCACCTTGATAGTTATCTTCGTATGAAACACTATTTAAAATAATAGGAACATCTCGTTTGATACCCATGTCTGCCATATCATTAAGTGTAAGTGTATAATCTGGTTGAAAGAAAGGTAGTATTTGTTCTACCATCTGTAACGCATCATCAGAGTTTTTTGCCATTGCATATAAAGTAATGTCCATGTTGTATGGAACAGGCATAAACTGTGTGTCTAACTTATTTGCATCAGAACTAGCTGACTTTACTTTTTTGAATTTCTGTACACGATTTAATTTTCTTGTGGAGTCATATGTTAATGAACCAATCTCAAAACCAAGTCGTGGTAATGTAATCGCAACTGAATTTGCAAGTGATGGGTCTGCATCTAAACGAGTTAACCATTTTTGTTTTGGCCCGTATGCAAGTGGAACTTTCATTGCTTGTGTTACTGTTCCAGAATTGTCCTTACGAACTATCTGAAGATTATTAAACATAGTTCCAAACGCAACGATTATGTTTCTAACTGTCTCGTGGTAAAATTGTTGTCCTAACATTATGTGGCACTCCCTACATCACCAAACGGATTTGATTCAGTAAAATCTAATACTGTATCGTCAAGTTGGTCGAATAATTCATTTTGTGAAGTCTTATCAGTAACATAATCACCTACTATGTAGTCTTCTGTAATTATGTATGCATTTGATCCTGTGTCTGCTGCATTTTCCAGAAGAACAGAACCGACTTCGTTTTCAAGTGTAATCTGATATGCTCTCGCATCTGTACTCAAGTCACCCTCTATTGCATCAATAGTTGCAATACCTGTGTCCATAACTTCAGATGCATACTCAAATTGTTTACATCTTAGTTTATATACTGGGTTATTGTCCAGTTGATAAAAAGGTTCGTCATGGTCTACAAAGTTAATCTCAAACATCTTTTCAAATACTGGGTGATAAACTAAATCTCCCTCTTGTGGTCTGTCTGCATCTGTTGTAGCTATATCTTGTAGTATGTAATAGTTTCCAGTAAGTGTTGTAAGATTAGATGAAGAATCAGTTTGGTCTATACTACCATCTTCTAATGCAATAGAACCACCACCTTCTTCTAAATTGATTTGACTATCCATCTCTTGAAATCGTTCTTTGGAAACTACAAATGTAACTTCATTACGATTTTCTAAACCGAACTGTGATATGATTTCTTTATCACCACCAAAACCAGCTCCGTCTTCTACATACATTTCGATTGGTTCTGCATTTGTGTATTTGGATAGTGCATCTTCTCCCAAAACATTATCAAGTGCAACAGTTTCACGATTGACATAATACACATCATGTCCATAAATCTGGATTGCTTCCTTAACTAAGTTTTGATACAAACTTCTTTCAGTTGCAAGTGAGTGTAGATTACTCGTGTGAAATGCACTATTAACAGCCATTTACTTAACCTTTATACATATCTATAGGTGGTTCAATTAATAACATCTTATCTTCTAGTTGTTGTATTTCTTCTAGTGCTTGTGAAAAGATTGTTTCACCATTCATAGTTACTCCACCTAACATTGCAACACCATTAAACTTTGAAAGGTTTGCACCCCATTGTCTTTTAATCAATGCAGTTGCATATCTCTTTAGATAGATGTCATCAAACATATCTGTGAAAGTTGCTGGGTCTAGTTTACGATAACATTCAATAATTAAATATTCGCCCTCACTTATATCGTTCTCCCAATCCATGTCAATATATAAACGATTTTGATGTTCGTTGAAACGAATAGGCTTCTCTCCAACAAGAATGTGTGATAAGAAATCTAAATGTTGCATAGTCATTTCATAATGAACAACTGAAGTAGAACTAAAATCGTAAAGGTCATTTAGTCTAAGTTGATAACGAATGTCAAACATATTGTTTGTTGCAGTATTATCAAATGAAAAAATTTGTAAAACTGATACAATACCAGACGGCATAGGTATAAAACCTTTACCTTCACCAAAAGATGCAGTTATAGTACTATCTGAATCATCAGTTGCAGTTGTTGTGTCGTTAGTTTTACCTCTTGCAATATCAGCTGCAGTTACTTGATATTTAAGATACATCTTCTCGATACCATCATAATGGTAATGAGCAAAGTATTGTAATGCTTCGTCTAGTCTATCATCTACTTGGTCATCTGATACGTTAATGTCAATAACACCAAAACCTAATGCTCTTAGACAATATGATTTTAATGTTGATTTTGAACTTGGTATTGCCATATCTTTTTCCTTTATATACTATTTAGTCAATAACTAAAGTCCAGCACCTATTGCAATTGCAAATGCTCTGGTTCTTAATTCAGCTGCATCAACATATGCTTTGATTGATTGTTGTGATGCAATCTTTGTTGCAGAGTTACTTGCTAAATCATCTTCGTCTAAAAACGCAGTTCCAGTTATACCAGTATTTATAACTGGACTCGTCAAAGTTTTATTTGTTAATGTCTGTGTTGAAGTCAGGAGAGTTATATTACTTGTATTACTCAAGTCTGTACTTGCAATGCTAATGTTAGAAGTTCCATCAAAAGACACACCAGCTATCGTTCTTGCAGTTTCTAATGCAGTTGATGTTGCAGAGTTCCCTGTAGTATCTTGGTTGAGTGTACCAACAACAAAATCTAACGTACCATCACTATCTTCATATGTTACAGTAATACCACTTTCAGTATTACTACTAATCATTGCACCAACTACATCTTGTAATTGTTCGTTTGTTACTCCAGCATCTGCACCAATAAACTTACCTGTAGATGATTGATATTTAAGAAACTTACCATCTACTTTTGCAGTAGTTCTGTCAACATCATCCATAAACTCAAGTCTAACTTCACCACCACCAGCTCCAGACATTTGTGATGATGCAATCTGTTGTGCAATGAGTGACCTAAAGTTATCAAATTCTTTTCGTAGAGTTGCAATCTGATTGACTTCTTCTGTGATTTCAGTCTTTCCCTCTAGACTGTCTAGGTGAACAATCGCTTTGTCAATCATACTTGCAGTTTTCTCTACTGAAGTAGGTTCTTCAGATATCGTGTCTACCTTAATCTCATCAACGACAATATCTTCAGAATTTGGTTCTGTTATTGTGGAAAACAGTTCTTCTAGTGCTTGGAGATCAACACTTTCATCAACTGGTTTTGGGTAATGTTCTGGGGGTTGTTCGTTAGGCCATGTTGCAACTGGGTTTGTGATTTCACTAAAGGTATCTACAAGACTAGTAAAAGTATCTAACTCATTCTTTTCTTCTAGTGATAATCTTAACTCAACTTCAATCTTTGCTTCTTCGTGTGCAACATTAAGTCCACTAAAAAGTTCTGTGATGTCTGCTTGTTCTATTTTAGGAACATGAGGTGCATTAACTTTAGTATCTTTTGCAATAGACTCTAGGTCTTTGAAAAGATTAGTAATGTCTGATTTCAACTCAAGTTGTTGAGATGGCATAATATTCCCCTTTGTTAGTATTTATAAAAAGGGAAATACCTCTAATCTGCAGCCTCTATAGAGTTTCCGTCTATCTTTGCCCATTCAAGAATTGCTTGGTAGTGTCGGTTGGCAGGGTCTAGTGGTACAGACATAACTTTTCCGTCTATTGTGGCTGTTATAGAATCATTTTCGTCATTTATTGCTACATACTTTGCATTGCTAATATTCATAGTTACCCCTATAATTCTGAATCTGCTGTGTATTGAAATAGCATTTCTACTGCTTCTCCAGCATCTAGGCCTGAAGCACCTGCTGTTCCAATCCTAGACCTGTTAACTCCAATATTAGAACTTCTGATTGCTATATTATCTGCCCTACCTACTCCTGCTTCTGCATAACTAAGTTTTCCAGAGTTCCCAGCAGCATCATAAAAAACTAAAGTTGGTGCGACTCTTTTTGATTTTTGCCAATGAATCATAGTTGCATCATTGTTTCCTACAGAACTAGCACTTCCTGCCATTCCTACTACACCATAGATGTTAGCTCCTGCTGTACTGTCTTCAGCTACACCATAAGCAGAACTTTTTTCATAATATCTTAAACACAAATCAAATTCTTCCCCAAATGACCTATGCTCAAATGGTGTGGCTACAGAGCCGACTTCCATCTGGACTCCAGTTATGAAGAATGTTCTGTCTGTACTGTCAAAGAAAGATGATTGGCTATCAGATAATCTATTAGCATTTGTAGTGTGCCAAGTGTTACTAGCAAATGTACCACCTGCAAAAGTTGAACCACCATGTAGCCAAAGATGCAAACTTAAACTACTAGCATTGTCATCATCTAAAGCATTAGATGTTTCATTGTTAAATGTTAAAACTACTCTACTCCAAGAGGTAGTAACAGAAAATTCTTGAGCTATACTTCTGCTATTATCATTATCATAAAGTTCACAAGTGTATGTAGCATTTGCATTGCCCTTAACATAAAAAGACACAGTAATTTTTTCAGCATCTGATGTACCCTTTTTAAATTGTTGTAAATCTTGTCCTTCAAAGTTTTGACCTAAAATAAGAATTTCACCTGCTGCAACAGATGTGTCGGCAGTCGTACAATCTAATTTTAAACAATTAGCAAATCCACTAGGGCCATCAGCAGTTTGTGTCATAGTTAATCTACCTGCTGTGCCACTAAAAGTTAATCTGTTCCTATCTAAAGTGTAATATCCACTAGTAGCACCTAGTCCAGTAGAACTCGTACCCCTCTGTGCCACTTTCATAGCACCATTGATGATAATATTTCTTCGCCCACCAATCTGTCCACCACCTATATCTAAAGAACCTAGAATAGAACCACCTGCTCCTAATAGTTTTGCTGTATCTGATGCTCTTGTCATATCTTCTCCCTAACCTGTAAATGTATCTGCCGCACTTATAGCTGCATCAATGACTGTAAAGTCCTCTGAACCCCAATCATCTAATGTCTTCTGATGTTTCAGATAACCAACACTACGAGTAACTCTTGCCTTCTTCTCGTCATGTGTGAGGTCAAACGCATAGTCGGCTTGTATTGTGTTTCCATCAGAATCTTTTGACGTACCATCTTGAGCATCACTACCTTTATTATGAGTTGCGATTACACTAGTGATTGTATCTGCTCCATCTAAACAAGCCTTATGTGCTTGTGCTATTTCTTCTGCTGTTCTTGACACACTATTCTCCTTTTAACTTTTTAACTTCAGATTGTAATACAGTTACTTGTTCTGATAATTCTTGAACTGCTTTAATTAAAGGATATATAAACATTGCTTGTGCCACTTTATTAATACCACTTGTTTTTTCTTTTTCCCAACCACCAAAATCAGTTATGTTATTTTTATCAAGAGCTTCTTTAACTTCTTGTGCTATAAGTCCATATAATTTTTCTTTATGGTCTGCTTCAGTTTTTGTTGCATCATAATCTGGTAAGTCTTTATTTATTTCAGATTTAGCTTTCCATTTAAAAGTAACTGGTCTTAAATCATTTATAAAATCTAATCCACAGTCATCATTATCTTTAATTTCTTTTTTATATCTAACGTCTGATACTCTTGCAAAGGTCGCATTTGATGTGAAACCATTACTAACTCTGTCGTTTCCATCATTCTTACCAAATGTAAATGTGTTAGATGCAACACTATCAACATTTAATCCCATAACAATAGCATTGGTATGACCTTGAAAATTAGTTTCGTCACCTATACCAATATTATTTGCAGCAGTACAATTTTGCCCACCTAAATTACCTATAATTATGTTTCCATCTTCGGTGTCAGCAGGGCCTGTACTAGAACCAGCATCATGTCCAATAAATATATTTTTATCACCACTTGTAATTGCATCTCCAGCAAGTGACCCAATAAAAGTATTTTTAATTCCTGTATTTACACTTACACCTGCTCCAAAACCAATCCCTGTATTGTAGGCATCTGTTGCAGAAGTAAAGTTTTGAACTGCTAACGCACCTCTACCAATAGCAACCGACCTACTTCCTAGTGTGTCTCCAGTAAGAGCATTATATCCAATTGCCACGTTGAAGTCAGCATCAGTAAGAGCATCACCTGCAAGACCACCAATTAAGACGTTCTGCAATCCTGTTGATACTGAAACCCCTGCAAAATATCCAACTGCTGTATTAAAGCTATCTGTGCTAGATGTAAAATTTTGTGCATTTAAAGTAGCATAGCCAACTGCTGTACTCTTATGCCCTAACGTATCTGCTCCTAAAGAACCATTACCGATTGCTACATTAAAATCAGCATGAGTAAGTGCATCTCCTGCATTTCCTCCGAGTATAGTATTTTCTCTGCCTAAATCTATAGCTTGACCTGCTAAATATCCTATGGCTGTATTCTGAACTTCTGCACCAGCATCTAGAGCTTTTAAACTACGATAACCTATTGCTATATTTTGACCATGTGCATTTTCAGAATAAAGTGCTTCGTGTCCGATTGCTATATTATTGTCACCTGTTGTTAAACTTCTACCAGCTTCATCACCAATACACACATTGGAGTTTCCCCCACTTGCAATACTAAATCCTGCATTTGTACCTACTCTTGTATTATTATTTCCTGCTGAAGCTGTGATTATATCTGCCCCATCTGCAAAGGTTACGTCTGCTGCAAAGTTAACTGCACCATCAACGTCAACTACGTCAAGGTTGGTCGTTCCATCTACATCTAAATCGCCATTTAAATCAGCATTACCTGTAACAGTAAGAGTTCCACTTGTTGATATGTTACCACCAAATCCACCACCATCTTTTGCACTTACTGTATCTGCAACACTAAACGCATCATACTTGATAACCTCAATGATATCACTTACAGTTGCACCAGTACCAAGAACGACTGTCGTACCACTTGTTGCAGTATAGTCAGCAGGACTTAGTTTGACACCATTCTGATATACATCAATGTATAGTTCATCTGCATAAGTCAGAGTTACATTCTCTGCACCAGCACCACTAAAACTAGTTTGGTTTGCAGTTGCAGTATATGTGTGTCTTGCTCTTATTCCACTATATGGTTGTGTTCCTATATACATTTTTTAACTCTCCAACGCCGCAATTCTTGTTTCTAAATCTTCTGGTACAAACTGTCTGTATCCATACTCAACTGCAACTAATACTGCTGTACTGTTGGCAAATGATATAGCTTCTCTTGCAATACCAATTGTTGTGCAAATACTAGTTGCTTTCATACCCTCACCATCAGTAGATGATGTACATATATAATCACCAACTGCAATATTCCCATTTTCATTATTGCAAAGAATATGACCATCACCTAAAATTAATGTTTGGTGCATATTAGTTTCTTCATCTGGGCCACCATTCATTGATGAACCATATGCACCTATTACTGCTTTTGATTTTGCACTAGAGGATTTCTGCACATTATACAAAAGACCTCGTTCAGTATCAGCACCATTTTTTTGTTTGTAACTTAAACTTGATATTTCAAGCAACGTACCATAAGGATATGCATTGTCTGTGCTATCTGCATCATTATCTGCATTTGGAATAATACATGGGTGATATGCTGTAAATGCACCATAGGTAACTGTTCCACCACTAAATGTTATAGCACCTATACCACCCCCATTACCATCTGCAACACTAAAAGCATAGTTTGTTCCAGAAGCATCATCAGCACCGACTGCTACTGCAATACCATACCTATTTACATTGTTACCATCATGATTCACATTCATAGCATATGCACCAGCAGCATTAGCGTTAGTTGTGTTAATACCAGTAGTTGTTACACCTGCTGTTACTGTAGCAAGTCGTGCAACATTATTGTAATAAAGTGTTACTGCACCATTTTCAACGCAAATTATCATATTCTCATTAAGTGCTGTGTTTGTTATTGACACATTATTACCACCAATTAATAAACTACCAGTACCACTATCTACTATACGAGAATCACTACCACTATGTTGGATTTGCAAATCAGCACCAGCACCAAAAACAACTTTATCACTATCTCCCAATACTAAGTTTTCAGTTAAACTACCAACTCCTGCTCCTATTACTTTTGTTAATGCCATTTAGTTACTCCTATAATGCGTTAGCATCATCTCTTTCTTTACGAGTTTTGTAATCATCTCTTGCAATCACAAGTGCAACAAAGTCTGCCTGATTACTTGGAATAGAATCTGTGAAGTCACTATCGTTCATCAACTTTGTAGTCCACTCTTGTTGAAACCTTTTCCAACAGTTATTTATCTTGCCAGTCATTGCACCATCAATCCATGCATCTAAGCCTGAATTATCAGATGGGTCATTGTATAGGTCGTTATCTAATATATTCTGTTGTAAGTCTGTTAGTGTTATTGTCTTCGTGTGATTTGCCATTTTAATCTCCTTTATGATTGAGTTGTTTCACTCTTGGCTTATGCTACTAAGTAGCCTGAAAATGTTGTATACCCATTATTAGCATCAATGTCTGTTTGTTGAGTTCCACCACCTTGCGTAATCTTTACAATAGCTGTATCACTTGCATCCATGTCTACTAAAACACTTATAGTTGATGTCCAAAATGCTGCATCTTGCCCAAAGTTTGGGTCAAATATTTGATAATAAGTTCTGTTGCTTGTATTAAGTTCAATTCTATAATAATCACTTGCTGAATCCGTATTATTCAAACGTATGTTTGCACTAAGTTGGTATCTTCCTGTTACTGGAGCAGTAAAAGTATTAGAAGCAAAGTCTGCATTTTGGTCAAATACTTCTGTGCCAAATACTATAGTAACAGCAGAACTTACTGCAATATTAGATTGTTCTGAAGCAGGTCTAACTAAAAAAGCAGGTTGTAGTGGCATGGTTACAACACCAGCACTATCTATGTTTAGAGCTAAGTTACCACCAGTAGCTAATCTTAATTGGTCACTACCATCTGCACCTCTCCACCCATATTTAACATTAGCTGTTCCATTGTTTGATTTTATTATTAAACCACCAAAAGCATCATCATTCGT